CAAAAGTGTACCAGGCAGGGAAGTCTTCAAAAGGAGAGAAGGGGTTATCAATTGTTGTTAACATTACTTGTCTCATCATCTCTCCTTTCATTCACTAACAACAGTAGCTTTGTCTAAAGTACTTACTGATACACCAAGTTGTTGAGCAACTTGTGCTCTAGTGTATCCAAGATTGAGCATGTCAGTAGCTCTCTTAGTCATACTAGATGACATAAGTACATCAGTCTTAGGTGTTGCTAGCTTACGAATTGTATCCATGTCTGCATGCATAAGTATCTGGGATAGTTTTGATTCACTGATAGCCCCTGCTTGAATAGCATCCCATTCTGATTGTGTGATGTCTATTCTTTTAGCATCGGCCTGTGTTCTTCTACGCATCTCTTCAATAGCCTGGCGTTTGATCTTTTTAAGAGTTGCCTCATCCATGTTAGGATTAGCATTACGCTTGTCCTTGACTAATGTATTAGCAAGGATGTTGGCCTGCCGTTCAAGAGGGCGGTTTCTAATAGAGAGGTTTAATTTATGGGTGAGGGAGTCTACTTCTTTAGCATACGCCTGTTTTGCAGAGGGGTTTACTTTTGTGGTGGGGGTTTTAACAGCATCAAGACGGGCAGTATTAGCTAAGGCCTTAAGTTTATTAGAGTGATTAGCATACAACACTTCCATAGGGGTACCTGATGAAAGAGTATGCGCATCCTTTGTATAGGCTAGCTTACCAATTTTAGTTTCAAGTGGCTGCCCTGTTTTATAACTTACCTTACCAGTAGGAGTAAACTCTAATTCACCAGTCTCTCTATTAATAGGCCCACCTTGAGAAGCCCTTCTAGGTTCTCTATGGGGGATACGAATTTCAGATTTACGACGAGAGATAAGGGTTGATGCTCCTTCTCCACCCTCTGATTGTTGCTGATACTTTTGCTTAAGCTTTCTAATACCGTTGTCATTATAAGAAAGCTTATAATTAAGGTTATGTTTCTCAGCATCAATAACTACCATTGAATGCCTCAATGCGGCAGCCTTCTCATCAAGAGAGGCGCCTCTAAGAGACATGTCAGTAATGAGATTAGAAATCTTACCCATCTCTGTTTGAGTATTACGCATCGGCTTCATACCCTCATATGCTGGGTACGCTGCACGAGGATCGAAATTCTTTAATTTCTCAAGAGCAGGAGATGTTGTAACGCGATTTGAATTATTAGGAATAACAAGAACCGTATCGCCGTCGAAGTCTGCGCCAGACAACCATTGCGCTACAGTGTGATGGATTCCAACAGCATCATTAGAATCACCAAGAAGTTTTCTTCCTTCACGATTCTTATTATTAACAATAAGTTCTGGGATTTCAAAAGTCCCACCATGAGGGTGACGAATCAGAACAACTCGCTCACCATCATTATAATTAGGCGCATAAATTTCGCCAGGCTTAATACTAGATATCGGAAGAAGAACATGAACCCCTTGACGTGGAAGAGAGGCTGCTTGCAGATGGACTGCTGCTGAATCAGTAGTATCAGCAAAAGCTAACAGCATCTTCTTACGAACAGTCGGATTAGTAAGCCTCATGATAGCTTCATAATCATTCTGACGACGTTCATAAGTCATATCAAGTTGTGTTTTAGCAAGTTCACGACTTTGCTTCGATAACATTTGAGAAGATAAATTCTTAGACCATTCAGCCCATCTACCTTCTTCATTAACAATATTCATAGCCGATGTTACTCGCTCATCTGGCTTACCCGGATTATCTACAATTTGACGACGAATATAAGATTTAAAAGGATTATCAGGATCATCTTCAAGCTTCTTCATTGCATCGAGTTTACGACCAGTGTTTTCTTTACTAGTATGGAATTGCAGATCTACACCATCTGGAAGATCATTCTTAAGTACTGCCATCCCTTTAAGATAATGCTCTTCTCCAACTTGAATACGAACTTGAGCGTATTTCTTTCCTCCAAGAGACAGATCATCAATTCCTGGTCGAACATAAATAACTCCATCTGCTTTAGCTCCACCATCAGATCCATAAATAACTTCAACACGCTTTGGATTTACTTGGATGGGGGGATGAATTCCATAGTTTGTTCTACCGTGATCATCGGAGAACTTTGTAATTTGTTGAATCTTATCTCGATTACTTTGAAGCTGTCCCCACGTTGTGCCAGGAGGACAAAGAACTTTCATGTTGGTATCACGACCACTCAATACCTGAGGTACTTTTACATTATAAACCACGTAACCTTCTTCTTTAAGAACAGCTACGGAATTAGTAAGCATGGTCGAACTAACACCAATATGATTCTCTACGCCACTACCAATATCAATAAAACCTTTTTCTGCTACTTGATCTTTAAGCATAGAGGATGTGGTTTGGAGAATATTAGCTTTGTCTTTTGCCCCTGGTTCAAGCCACGACCTCACTGTTGATTCAGGAGCACCCATTCGAGTTGCAATACTGTTGGTAGAATGCCCGTTTTCCTTCAACCTTGTTGCCATGGCGATATTTGCTTGCTTAACGGCGTTCTTTTCAATAGACATTTTAGCTCTGAATTTAGTCGTGGACATACCCATACCACTAGCAATATCTGTATCATTCATACCTTCAGATCTCATATGTGCTACATAATCAACGAAAGTCATATTACGCATGTTATCAGTATAAGACTGATCTACATTACCACCAGAACCCCAAGGATATCTACCCGAATGACGAGGCGTACCATAATGCATCAAATATGCTTCTTCATCAATCTCCACAACTCACCCCCTTAGAATAGATCAGAAGCCTTCATTGCTTCGATTCGCTGATCGAACTCTATGATCTTATCCATGATACCTAAAATAGTTTCAGGATATGGTTCAAATACTCGAATTTCATCTCGTTGATAAATTCGAAGTTCGATCTCAATATCGAAAGGGCTAACGCTATACTCTAAACAAAACAGGGCCGCATAAACCTCGAGCTGATGTTCTGATGTAGGAGATATACCAGTTTTCAAATCATGAATTCTCAATTTATTACGACGAAAACATATAGTGTCTGCACAACCAAAGCAATTTTCGGAATAAAATAGTGGTTGATCGCAATTCATCTTAAATCCGATTGCGTCATTAACATAAGTAGATAAAGCCTTATTACCTCTAGAAAGTTTCACTCCTAAGCGAATAGCTTCATGAGCTAATGCATGAAGGTCGGTACCTCTTCTGGCAGCCATAGCAGCAATATAACGAGCCTCTAGTTTTTGATCAGAATAATTAAGCCAATGATAACTACTAGGACTCAGAAATGCATGCCGACCACTAAGATTCAAATGCGAGTTGAAGAGCATGGAAAACTTCCTCTTCGTTTCCTGGATTAATAAATGCTGCAAACGACATCTCATTCAAAAGCTCAATGTAATACCCTTGATTAGGTTCATAACTACTACTGATAAGCTTTACTTCAAGCATAGCCCATCGATCATTGTACAAAATCAAAATATCAGGCACACCTTGAAGGTACGATGGGTCATTCTTCAATATAATGCATTGTGGGAACATAGTACGTAGCTTGTTAATAACTCTCGCTTGGTATTGTGCTTCTCGCATGCTCTGACCTCGCAAAAAAGGAAATGTGCGAATTTGACACTTCCTCCTTTCATTATAATCAATGTTTTTTTAACAGGTTCATATATTCTTACATCACATGCATGAACAATTGTCTAGTTGGGAATACTACAACCTCATTATAAATAGACGTTAAAATATCTACACATAGAAGACCATTTAAAATTGCGGCCTCAACTACTGAATTATACTCTTGTTGAGTAACTGCATCAATAACTGGGAAAGTTGTATACCATGGTGGGTCAATAGAGAACTGATGCTTATATCTCCAAGCAAACCAACGAGGTCTCCATACGATATTATCGGCTCTCACATTATAAACATCTCCATCCAAAAGGATGGGAGTATCAAATTGCTCTGATTCGCCCTCTACGAACTCTCTAGCGACCATACACTTGACTGAGTACCTTCTCTGATATCCATCCTCTACGAGGCCTACAGTGAGCTCTCCTTGCGTATTTGGAGTTAGTACCATGTCTCTTCCAGTACGATGGTTAATTACTCTACCATAATTTGTGATAGAATAATTAGGATACCCTTCAATAGCTCTTTCGATCTCTCTCATAATATATATACTCCTTCGGCGTTTTTCGTCAAATCGGCGAATAATAATACCTATAAACTTTCTATATAATTTTTACATTATATATTACTACTTGTATAATATATAAACCTATTAATTATATTGGTAGGTAAGTAAGAGTATGGATAAATGCCGTATTTAGCCTTTTTCCCAGCTCACCCCATCGGCAACCACCCGGCAAACCACCTGGCACGCTACAAATTATTTGCCGGTTTTTGCCACTTTTTTAGCCATTTTCCTTCGTTAAAAGACTTTTTGGCCTTCAGTGCCTCCTTTACAGCTCTATCGATAGCCGAATCACTAATCAACACATAATAGTAAAGTTTTCTGAATTTGGTGTCCATCCTATCGATTCGCCCCTGAGATTGGATGAAGTTTCGGTACGAATACGTCAAAGAATAGAGAATCATGGCATCAGTCTCGGTGCAATTCCATCCCTCACTCCCTGAATTATATTGCACGAGATACAACCAAGTATCTGAAATAGGTACTGGTTGTTTACGGTGCCCATTCCATTCTGCTATCTCAATTGCATCCGCAAGACCCCTAAGAATTTCTAATTCGTAATTGAAATTGTAGAAGATTATCAATTTAGGATGTAGTTTCATCATCATCATAACCATCTCAAGTCTACTACGATCCGTATTGACAATTTTCCGCATTACTCGAAATAGTTCACCCACATCCTTGATTGGCCTATTCTCATAAGGATGCCACCTCTTCTTCGTGGCCATATCCCACATCTCATGATCGTAATCAACATCCATCCAATTCAGAATTCGCTCAGTATGATTTCGGTAAGGCATCTCAACCAGGATGCTGTTCCTCAACTTCTCAAGACGATCCTCTCCTATATATCTAGAGATGATAGGGAATTTTACATACGGGACATACACGACATGCTGACGTTTGAAATCGGTTATGTTCTTGTACCACCCGTTTGCTACGAAGACGGGGGCATAATCGAGCCAATTATCCCCGGGAGTTGCACTCAAGAGGATCCAAGGGTTTGCTTTGGCAATTTTTATAAAGCTTTTAACCCATACTCCAGAGCCAACCACTCGCTGTTCATCGAATACAAAGAAGGCGTCTCTGATATCGATATATTGAGACACATTATTCCAGGAGTCGACATGAAGCTTTCCAGCCACGCTAAAAGCTCTCTCTTTGCTGATTCCGAATTTCGCAGCTTCTCTGTCCCAATCAAGAGAATCGCGTTTCTTTGCAGTGGTGATGACATAAATGTCCTTATCACTATGGGCTTTCATATAATAAGCCAAGGCCGTAATGGACTTACCGATGCCTACTCCACCATACAAGATCTTACCACTGTCCAAGAGCTCTACAGCATTCTCCTGGTGCTCATGCAGCTTTAACATTTCACCTCCTCAATAATGTATAATCTGACAAAAACTCCCCTACTTACGGTTAATTGCGAAGTAGCCGTTCTGAAGATCCTCGCCTCTGGAGAATGTCTGGTCGAAGAAGGCTTGCGTAAGGAGACCCTCATAACGCTCCGGCTCAATTCCGTTGTCACCGAAATTGGCAACCAGGATATATCCGATAGGAAACTCATCTGGATCTGAAGAATTATATCGAGCCATCAACATCGCTCGATTGGATTCTGTTATCAGTATACCTTTCATCAAGTCCTCCTATAGGTCCGGTAGCTTATGTCCTTCTTCACCAGCCAGTATT